TTGGCCCAATGCAACACGCCCACATTGTCCGGCCCATGCCCGCCCAACTCCGCCACACGTCGGTTTATCTCAATCAGTGCCGCGCCATAGAGCGACCGCTTGAGCTCAAGCCTGTCCAGCGCATCCTTGAACAGCACGCGCAGGCCAAAGTTCGTAATCTGCCCGATCCGGTCTTTCATCGAGGCCAGATCGACACTGGCTGATAGTGAGAAAAAGGCATTGCGCAGAAGCTGAAAGAACTCCAGGCTAGAGCGCAGGTCCGATTGCATCTCCAGGTTCATAATCTTGGCATCCGGATTTGGAACCGTCCAGAACGAATCAATAGAGCTCTCTTGTACGTCTTTCGCATCCATGCCAATGCCAATCGTCTTTGGATGCGCATGAATCTTGATAATGCGGTTTGTGTTACTAGCGATAAAGTTCACTGCGTCATTCAGGTCGGCCATCTCCAAGTCTGACGGCCCGTAATACTGATGCGGATTTGGCAGGTTCTTCCAGTCGATAATCGGGGGCCATTCATAGCCCCAGCGCACCTCGGTTTCGGGGATCACATGCCAGCCGCCCTGCTTGTACTCCAGGTCTCGGACCAGCCAGCCCCCGTTATCCTGCTTGACAATATCTTGCCTCGCTTTGTCGCCAGTGCGGAACACGTAAAACAGCACGTCCTCAATATCGCCCTCACGCCAAAACGCCTCCAGCCGTGCCATGTCCAGGTTCACAAGCCGTGGCGGTTGGCCCTCGCGCGGTACAATTTTCACACCCACGTGCCCTGCGACACTGCCTGACAACGCAATATCTGTGAGAAAGGCCTTGCCGTGGTTCGCCTGCCATACCCGCTCTATGTAACTCTCCACTGGAGTGGTCTGCCCTTCTACGATCTCATATTGCGGGATCTCCCCGAACAGCATCGCCACGCCCGTGTCGATCAACTTCTTGCATAGGTTGATGATGATGTTATCATCGGGTTGTCCCGGGCGCACCTTGAGCGACTTCCTATGCTCGCCCCGATAGTATTTCCATGCAGCGCCCACATAGTCGGTGCGCTTGGCACGCTCTGATTTGTCTGCCCTTTCAATCGCCCCGAGGTCACTGTATGGGTATTCTTTTATCGCGGGCATATTCTATCCCCTGCCGTTAGCCATAGAATGGATTTTCATATGTTGCCAATATCGGGGCGCGAACCCCAAGCCCCACCACTGCATACCTCTCAGCGTCCATCGCATGATCATTCTCTTTTCGAGGCTTATCCTTCGGCCCCTGTGCGCCGCCCTCCCATTCATAAGCCCCTTTTTCTGATAGTGTGTTAATCACATCTGGCTCATAGGTCAGCCGCGGCTTGCCATCTCCTGCGATCCTGAGCCGCGCCTTGACTGCCTGAATGCCATCATAGACCGAGTTGTCTACCATCGGCGTCCGCAGCCCCGCCTTGTTCATGGCCGCCTTGAGGCCCTTCGCCGACGGGTCAACATACCAAGCCTCAACGTTCCAATCTTGCGTCAGTTGTACCATTTCGCTTATAAGATCGGCTTGTACAACCCCACGCTTGTAGTACTCGGTGAAAAGGTGCATCCGGTCGTCAGCATCTAGCCCAAATACCAGAATGACGGCGGGGTTCGTGTAGCCCTCATCCACCCCAGCCACGAACCGCACAAACTCAGAACGGTCGCGCTTGCATACATGGATCGCCGGATCAAACTCATCGTATACGACGCCCTCGGCACTGGCCCAAACGCCATAACGCAAACGCGCCTTGCGGCTTCCCGTCAGATTGTCCAGCCGCCCGATCCTGCGCTTGCCCTCAGCCGTGATCTCGCCCGTCACCTGATCGTATAGATCTGGATTGTCACGGTGAGTCGACTCAATCAGCCTAAGTACTCCACTCGCCGCCCGCTGCTTGATCCAGTGTAATGGATAGGCTGGGTTGCAATCGCCTATGCATTGCGCATAGGGCATATGACCTGCTCGACCCGTCACTCGTGTTGTTAATGTCTCCCAATCAGCCAGGCTTAGCTCTTCGGCCTGATTTGTATATATGCAATCATGCTCAGCACTCAGCACTTTTCCTGGCTTGTCTAGCCCCGCTACCCAGATACGTGATCCGTTCGGATAGGCGAACCATTGAGGCTTTTCCCCGCCGTATATCTTTACTGGCGCCCCCTCGTGTAGCACCTTGTGCTGAAAAGTCTGGAGCACCGTGCTGTAAGTGTCACTCATCTGCTTGCGGCAAATGACAATGGACGCCCCCGCATACTTGCAAGCCAGCACGTGTAGTTTGTTAAGTAGCCCCAGCGTCTTGCCCGTATCCGCTGGGCCTGACAAGATCATCTCAGGATCGCGGCTTAGAAACGCCTCTCGTATCTTGCCATAGGGCGTATAGTCGGCTTCGGACGGCTTGCCTGAGCGAATCGTGTACGTCATAGCTCATCCAGGTTTACCCCGCCAATGATGCGGATCGGCTCGCCCGCGCTGGTCACGTCCACCTCTTGCTTTTGCACATAGCCTCGATCTCGCGCCTTCGTCGTCAGGTAGAATTTGACCGCTGCCAAGTCCTCTGCCTTGATTGCCTTGAATAGCGCTGTCTCCGCGAGGTCGCCTATCAGTTCGCATTCATCTTGGTAGACCCGCGCCACCGTGGGATGCGCAAGAATGAATTTCTTGGCCGTAGACCAAGCACAACCTACCCGCTTGGCAATGGTCGTGATAATCCCCCCACTGCCAGGTATCGCGGCTATGAATTGCGCCGTCGTGTAAGTCGCCCTTGCCAAAGTCTACCCCTTGTCAAAAATCCTCATTATGTCACTAGCACCGGCTCCAGGCCCATGTCGGCCATACGCTCAAGCGTGACTGCGCAGTATGCCTCCGATATTTCCATTCCGTAGCAAATCCGCCCTACTTGTTCACAAGCGACAATACTTGTCCCAGACCCAAGAAATGGGTCATATACAACTTCCTTTGTCTCAATCAACCCCTCAATCAACTCTGTCCACAGCCCCAGCGCCTTGGGGCATGGATGGACATCATGAAGAGTAGTCTTGGGGCCTAGTGACTCCCGATCAGTCATATACTCAAGATGATCCGTTTTCAGCCGCTTCTTTTTGGGGTTTACAATCAACACTGGTTCCCACACGGTAGCCCACGAACAAGCATGAGGAGGCCAACCTACTGAGAATCGCCGAAACCAACTGATTACGGCAGCCTTCGGCTCTCTTCGCAGCTCACGCGCCAGGTTTTTGAGCCCTGGGGTCCAGATTCTACTGGCCGGACCTTTAGAGAATGCAGTAATCACCAGCTCTTCATTTCTCGCAGGATCGTCTTCATACATCCCATATTCCATCCCTACGCCATAGGGCGGGTCGGCGAGTATCCAGTCGGCCCTTTCTCCCCCCATCAGCTTCGCCACGTCCTCTGCGCTCGTGCTATCCCCGCACATGAGCCTGTGCTTGCCGATCTGCCACACATCGCCGCGTTTAACTTGCCACTTCTCTTGCAATTCAGCAGCCCTGTCGATCTGTGGCCCTGGGTCTTCGGGCGGCTCGTCAACATCTAGCCCCAATGCTTCCAGCTCGCCGTCAAAGAATAGATCCCCCAGGTCTACGTCCAGCTCGGCCAGCACATCCGGATCCCATTCGGCCAGCTCCGCCGTTCTGTTATCGTAAAGCGCCAGCTTGATTTTCTGCTCGTCAGTAAGCCCCGTGCGCCTGACCGCTATAATCGTCTCGCCGTCGGCGTCTATCACTTGAACGCGCTCGATCCCCGCTTCTGCCGCCGCCTCAATGACGCCGTTTCCCGCCAGGATGATATTGTCTTCATCTATGACAATAGACCGCGCCGCGCCTACCTTTTGCAGCGAGTCCACAATCATGTCTATGTTACGCGGATTATGCTTCCGCGCGTTCGCCGGATCAGGCTTTAGGTCTGCCAGCGTTGTCGCCATAAGTTACTGCCGCCCCCACCCTACCCACATTTCGCGGCTACCCATAAAGAAAAAGCCACCCAGATGCTCTTAACATCTGAGGTGGCTCATGCCTCATACCTGCCCTGCCGTATAGCTACCTATCAGCTACAATTATATCAGAAATGCAATCTCG